TAAAGTCAGAGATGCATGAAATTAAGAATCTTCTGATAGGGTTGATAGGGAAACAATAATAATGGCTATTACAGCATCAACAATTTCCAGCACACAAACTTTTGAAGAGTTTAGATTGGAGTATAATAAACTACGTTCTACTGCTGCAAATTCGGTAGATGTGATTCCATACTTTGTTAAGGCATCTGGCTCTATTCAATTGGGTGTTGTTCAATTGGCGTTTTCATAATGTCTATTTCTAATGAACTTTGGTTTGCTAATCCCGGTGCCGATGCCTATGAGATCGACTACTCTTGTCGGTTCAATGATGATGATACTGCCTATCTTTCTAGGACATTTGGTTCCGGCGGCGATAGGAAGAAGTGGACTTTTAGTATTTGGTTTAAGCTATGTGAGGTTCCAGGGGCTGTTTCTAGTGAACATTTGATTTTCCACCAAAGCAATACACACTTCTACATTACAGCCGATGGTGAATTTAATGCGTATGAATACTCGGGCGGGGTTATTTGGTCGTTACGGACTGTTCAACGTCTAAGAGACCCGTCAGCTTGGTATCATTGGGTAATTGTTTATGACAGCGGAAATGCAACAGCAAGTGAGCGGCTTAAATTCTATCTAAACGGAGAGTTGTTAACAGGCCCTTGGCAAACCAATGTCCCTCCCGCATTAAATAGAGAAAGCAATATAAATAGTAATGCTGCCCACTATCTAGCAATAGATGCTTCGTCCTCCCCTGGAAGGACGGATGCGTATTTCTCAGCGATCAACTTTATAAACGAGCAGGCGTTAGACGCTACCAGCTTTGGGGAGTTCAACTCAGATACGGGTCAGTGGGTTCCTATAGAGTATGCAGGAGCCTATGGCGGCACAAGTTGTCACCTCGACTTCGCTGACAGCAGCGCCCTCGGTAACGATGTCTCAGGCAACAACAACGACTGGACCTCAAGCGGCCTCGCTACGAATGACCAAGTGACGGACACGCCGACGAATAACTGGTGTACGTTAAATTATTTAAACGATATGGGGTCATCAAAGGATTACCAAGATGGGAACCTAAAATTGGTATTTACCCCGACCGGTGCTTGGTCAGGAACCTTCGCCACGTTTAGAGTTCCTCAAACACTCAAATGGAAGTGGGAACAAGTCCCTTTACAACTGAACTACAGCGTAATGGCTTTAGCTTTACCTAGTTCAAACTTAATAAGCTCTGGATATAACGACGCAAAAAACTATTGCTACACGAATGATGGCGGTATCCGTTATGGGGGGGTTACACAAGTTTCGACAACGGCATGGACGGTGAATGATGTTGTAGAAGTTCGCGTTGATAACGGGACCGTAGATTTTTATTTGAACAACGTGCTTAAACATTCATTCACCCAACCTATGTCCGACGCTGACGAGGAGTATTACCCTGCGCTATGGCTTAATGGTAATGGGTCGTCTGGGCAGGTTTTAGACTTTGGTCAGCACGGCTTTGCGTACACGCCCACTGACTTCCTCGCTCTCAACACCACCAACCTCCCAGACCCCGCGATCCCAGACCCAAGCGCCCACTTCCAGGCCACGCTCTACACCGGCAACGCCACAGCGGGCCGCGCCATTACCCAGGACGGCAACAGCACGTTCGGCCCCGACATGGTGTGGATTAAGAACAGGGATCAGGCGGATGAGTGGAAGGCTTTGGACACGACGAGGGGGGCGACGAAGGAAGTAAACCTTGATAGCACCAACATTGAAAGCACAGACGCTAATGGGTTGACGGCCTTCAGCGGTTCGGACGGTTTCACACTTGGCACAGGGGCAGGGGGCTACAACGATAACGGTGAGGACTTCGTTGCTTACCAATGGGAGAAGGGCGTAACTCCTGGGTTTGATATTGTTTCGTTTACTGCACCTTCTGGAACAACTGCCTTTTCTACAGCGCATAATTTAGGTGTTACCCCAAATCTATTTATACAGAAGGCAGTGAACGCTTCAAATTCTTGGATTGTTTGGGCGGATAAGTTATTCTGTATTTTATAATAGAACGGGAAATAGTGTTACATCGTCAGAAAGTTATATTACCTACCTCTTCGCCGCCGTATTACTAAGAAAACTAGCGGGTTGGGTAGTTGGCAGTCTCATACTGTGGAAACTCTACCGGCTAATATAGCCGCGCCTAATCAACTATATGTTGGCCGGACGGATGCAGAAGTGACCACATCCTCGCAAGCAAAAGACCTACTCTCCAACGGATTTAAGATACGGACGACTGATGGTGGATTAAATACCAGCGGCGGCTCCTACATTTATATGGCCTGGGCCGAAAACCCCTTCAAGACGGCAACAGCGAGGTAAGCATCATGACAACCCTCCAGATCATCATGGCTCTCGTAGCGGGCGCGTGGCGTGTCGTAGACGGCCGGGGAAAAGTCTGGTTCGATCACCCCACGGGCATCCGCAATCTCGTCACGATTTGTCTAGCGTTTTTCACGGCCTATCTGGCCCTTGGTCTGGTTCCAGTTATGGCGTGGTTTGCCATTCTGGCCTCGGCTTCGATCATCATTGGGAAGACCGATTGGGAGAGCTACGCCCACATGCTGGTGCGCTACACTGCGCCCGCTTTGATAGCGGTAACAGGGGCTGTCGCTCTCGGTTACGTCTCAACCTCTGCAATCTGGTACGTCTGTCTGTGTGTGCTACCCGGCGTCGTTTACCCCACCGTAATGCGCTATGGCAAAGGGCGTGAATGGCTCCAGGCGTATGTCCCTGAGTTTGTTGTGGGGGCGACTGTCATCGGCGGAATAGGAGTGTTGTAGTATGGCTAACTTCCTGGCGACAGCGGTCCTCGCTGTATTGCTATTGATCGCGCCCTCTGCCAGGGCGACCGACTGTGTGGACACTACTGAAGCTCTTAATCGCACTATGTCGTCTCATCCGGGCAGTCAGGTCATCGCTTTCTATGAAAACCTCGACGCGCAGATGTACATCAGAATGCTGAATGCTTCACCTTGGGGGCCGCCATATGTCGTTGGAAACACGGTCATAATAATGCAGAAAGCGGGCTATGACAGTGTTCTAGTCCTCGTATTCCATGAACACGCAGACCGCGTATGTGCTTCTGTTGGTCAAACCCTCGGCGTGGCTATTACCACTGAAGCGCATACACAATGGCATAGCATTATCACGGGATTGGAGCTTTGATGTGCCGAACCCTTTTACGTCTCCCGACGATCCCGGTGCGCGGCCAAGACGCCGGAGCCGAATCGAAACTGGAACAGATAGTGTCTCACTAAGACTGATCTCACGCCTATCATCAGCCATGATGCTGGTGATCGGTATTCCCTTGATTGGTTGGTTCGGTACTCAGGTCTATGGTCTCGTCATGGCGCAGTTGCAAGCTAACACATCGGCACTTGTGCAGAATCAGGAATTTATTCGAGACATGGCTCTGGAGCAGACTCTACAGAGAGCGGAACTTGATGGAGTTGGAGAAGACATGGATGAATTGCGTTTAAGCCAGCGCCAGATGTGGTCGCGTTACGGCGATATCAATCTCCAGTTGGTGCGTCTCAAAGTCTTACATAATAGAGACGAATGATGCTCTCGCTTATTGGATCGCTCCTCGGCTTTGGTACGAGTTTCCTCCCAAAAATACTCGGCTACTTCGAGGATAAGCGCGACCAGGCACATGAACTCGATATGATGGATAAGCAGCTGGAACAGCGCATACAGCTTGGCGCGCAGAAGCTCCAGGTAATGAATGTCCAGGCCGACATCTCTGAGATAGAGGCGCTGCACGAAGAACACGCGACTATCACAAGCAAAGCGAGCCAATGGTGCATTAACCTATCCTCGACGGTGAGGCCGGTCATCACCTACAGTATCTTTGCTGAGTTCGTGTTGTTGACAGGGCTAAGAGCTTTTGGACAGATTGATGACGCTGCCTTTATAATGATCTGGAATGAGCCGACACAGGCTCTTTGGGCAGCAGTTGCAAGCTTCTGGTTCGGCCAAAGGTCATTCAACCGTAAATGAATATCAACGATGCAGGATTGGACATTGTTAAAGCATGCGAGGGCTACTCGTCTACTGTCTATCGTGATTTCGTGGGGGTCCCTACTATTGGTTATGGCTCTACTTTTGACTGTGATGGCGGTAGCATCAGTATGGATCACGCTCCTATTTCAAAGGGGGGAGGGGAACGATATCTCCAATGCAGCTTGGCTCATGCTGAGTATTCTGTGAGGAGATTAATCTTTGCGGAGTTAACCCATAATATGTTCTCGGCCCTCGTATCACTTACTTATAATATTGGTTCCGGTAACCTTCAAAGATCGACGCTTCGGATGAAACTAAATCGAGGTAGATATGAAGATGCTGCTGACGAATTTCCTAAGTGGAGGCGCGCTGGTGGTCGTATACTTGCTGGTTTGGTACGCCGCCGAGCGGCTGAACAACGACTCTTCTTGAGTGTTTAGCTATGGCTGCTATAAAACTTATAAAATTTAAGGGGGTAGCTCCTAAGCTGTCCGCAGAGATATTGCCGGAGACTTCGGCGCAGACAGCATATAATTTGCAGGTATCTTCTGGGGATATCATTCCCTATCGTGTATCTGCCATAGTGGATGATGCAGTACGTATCGGAGAGATTAAGACTCTGCACGGTCTCTATGCAGATAATGGGGATGTTGAGTTTCTGTCGTGGTTAACTGATGTTGATATTATCACGGCTTCCGACTTGTCTGACAACGATCAGCGTATCTATTATACTGGGGACGGGGCTCCTAAGATTACTACATTTGCGCTTGCTACAACAGGGGCAGAGCCTTATCCGATTGGGTTCTACACGCTGGGTCTGCCGCTCCCCATCGTCTCTCCTACTACGATTATCGCATCGTTTGTATCTTCTACAACGTCTTCTAGAGCGCGAGATGCTGGTAATACTGCAACGCTTATCACCGCATCTGCTCATTTGTTGCGGACCGGAAACCTCATATCAGTGCGGGATTTCACTCCTGCTCCGGCTGACGACTGGAACACTACTAACGCGGTTGTGACGGTCATTAGCTCTACTGAAATTCAGTATTTCAACGCTGGTGTCAGCGTGAGTACAGCAGCAGATACCACCGGTGTTGTTGAGCTAGCGGGGCTGACATTATCCATAACGTATACGTATACTTGGATTACGCCGTTCGGTGAGGAGTCGATTGCTGCTGTACCATCAGATGATCTGTTCGGTAAAGAGGGGCAGACACGCACGGTTAGCGGGCTACCTACAGGACCTCCGGCTGCGCCCACTAATAATTTCATTCGTGGTATGCGCTTATATAGGTCCGTTTCCTCAGTATCTGGGAGCGCATTTTTTAAGCTGGGTGATCTGTGGTTCCCCCGCTCGACGGTTACAGGTTCGCTTGCCAGTAATATAGCTACGATGGAGTTCGATGATCCCCACAATATGTTTAAGGATGATCGGTTCAAGATCAGCGGCTGCACTGATAGCGATTTTGATATCATTGACGGAATTGTACTATCTGTTGTTACGGACCGGAAAATCACTTACGCTAAAACTGCTTCAGACATTGCGGAGAAAGCTGAGACTACCGGCGCTCTATTCCATGATGTAGCTGAGAAGCTTACTGATGCTGCTAGGTATTATGGGGATAGCCTTGCTACGTCCCTGCGGGAACGTACCTCGAACGTGTCAACAATAACGACCGCAACCGCTCACAATCTTGAGACTAATATGGTCGTGACGGTTAGTGGCATGACTGACGCTACATTTAACGAGACTGATGTGACGATCACCGTTACGTCTACCACGGCCTTCACCTACGCTAATACGGGGAGCAACGCAGGCAGTGCTTCCGATACGGGTGGCGCAGTCCTCAACGATAGCTTCCTGGATACGTTTGCTCTGACTAGCCTAGTATCAGTTCTTGTGACTGACGACTATGATGCGCCTGACGAGAATATGATTGGCCTCGTAGTGGGCCAGAATGATGTTATTGCAGGGTTCTTTGATAACCAGTTGTGCTTCGCTGAGCCGGGGGAACCCCACGCCTGGCCTATCAAGTACCGCCGTACCTTCGAGCACCCTATTGTGGCCCTCGCGTCTAGTAGCGGGTTCTTACTTGTTATGACTGAGGAATATGCATATTACGTTTCCGGGACTAATCCGGCGGCTATGTCAATTGTTCGTGTGGATACGCCTTATCCGTGCCTCTCTAAGCGGTCAGTTGTCAACCTAGAGTTCGGTGTTATCTATGCTACTCATGGCGGGATGGCGTTTTGGTCGTCTCGCACTAACCTAATTCTGGCTACGGAGTTCATACATTACTGGGATACATGGAATGAGTTTCTGTCTCCGAGCACCATCGTTGGGCACCTCTACGATGATAAATATTTTGCAACACATTCGACAGGAGCATTCATTTTTGAGCGGGGCCAGAAGGGGGATGACACATTTGTCACTATTGGTGATACGTTCACAGCGGCGTGGACAGACCCCAGAACTAACTTTTTATTCTTCGTTAGTGACGCTATAGGGACAATTAAGCAGTGGGATAAGGTTGGGCAGACCTTGCAGTCTATGGACTGGAAGTCCAAGACGATGATAACTAAGGACTTCGTTAATCTAGGAGCCGCTCGCGTCATAGCAGATTTTCCGCTTGATGCAGATCAAACCCAGGGTATTCTGGATTTTAATCTGACAGTCCCTGGCTTGAACACGACCATATGGGCGGCTAACCCACAATTAGGCACGGTGAACGGCCCTGGTTTCGCTACTGGGGGTTTCGGGACGTTGAACGCTTATCCAATGAACGGCGATCCGCTTATGATAAATCTTAAAACAGTGGTAGGCAGCTATCCAGTGCAGTTTACGTTGTTTGTTAATAAGGCGGAAATATTTAGTAAGAGCGTGAGTGCAGATGCTATATTTCGTCTGCCTACGGGGTATAGGTCTGATACGTTTGAAGTCTCGGTTTCTGGATCTGCGCGGATACGCGCTATTCATCTTGGTGAAACCCCGTACGGGCTTAGGAAGGTGTGATGGCAGCTCCTCTTTTCAGCGCTATACCTATTGTTTCACTGGATGAAGTGCCCACCAATCTCGTGCTGACGATTCAGGGGCTGATGAATAATGTGAACTTAATGATTGGCAATGCGGGTGAGTCTGGTGGGTCCAGTATAGTCCTGACCCGAGGTTTGGTAGAGGTCAACCTAACGGGTACCGCTGTTCTTCAGGGGATTACTGCAAGGGGCGAAGGGTTTAACATATCTAGCGGAGCGGGGAGTGTTGATGTAGCTGGCCTAGACGATCATGTTAAGCTAATAGATGACGTAGCGTCTTTGCTCGCGGACGTACAAGTGCTACGTTCTGTTGTTAATGCGTTGATTAGTGATTTGAAGGGAACGGGTTAATGCCACAACATTACGATATGCCTGAGTCGTTAGTCGCTGTAGTAAACCTCGCGGGGCAAGATGCTCCGCCCCCCGCTGGCGTGGCTCCTCCGATGGCACCGCAAGCTGCTCTGCCCCCCGCTGGCATGGCTCCTCCGACGGCACCGCAAGCTGCTCTGCCCCCCGCTCCTCCGGGCGGTGTTGGTATGGCTCCCCCTGGCGGCGCGAATGTATCCTCCGTAGATATGCGGAAGGAGATTGAGCGCCAACTCCAAGAGCATCCGGAGAAGATTGCAGAGTTAGCTGCGGAGATACGTGCGTCGGGTATTACGGAGCAAGAGATGCAGATGCTCACTCAGCTTGCTATCGCAGCAGTGGATAATCCGAGCATCTATCCGCAGCTTCGGCAGTTTGCTATTCAGAAGGGGTTAGCATCCGAGCAGGACCTTCCTGCTGAGTACGACCAGGGACTAGTGTTTATGTTCTTGCTGGCATCTGCATCGGTTATGCAGGGCGGGCAACAGGGGCAAGCGCAGCCTCAGGGAGGTGCTGGAGCGTCTTTCGCTTCAGGTGGCGCGCTCCCTGAAGATAGCCTGAACCCCGATGGCAGCATCCCTATCGTGGCGCATGAAGGTGAGTATGTTATCCCGAAGGACGCGGTCATGTACCACGGTACAAAGGCTCTCGGTAAGTTGGTTGAGGCAGCGGGCCTCGCTAATCCTACGGGGGAGTCGGGTAAACAGTCGATGCGTACAAGTGGGCCGGTTAAGTCGTACGAGCACGGTGGGTCAATACGTCCAATTAGTAACCCGAGGTTTAGTAGTCTCTTTGCTGATGAGGACACACACCCGCCTACAACGAAGACTCTCTCGACTGCTACTACTACTCCCCCAGTAGCCCAGGCTACAAAGAATGAGCGCAGAAGAGCGGAGTATGACTGGGAGGGGGAAACAACTACTTATGATGTTGGGTTGAGTAGTCTTTTTGGTCGCTTTGATACGAGTCCGATGA